GTCTCCATGTGTTTGTACCAGCCGCCAAGGTCGTTCTCGCCACCCCATACGGCATAGTTCATGTCATGGATCTCATTTTGTTTTTTTATGTTCTGACGGTTAAAAGTGTCATGTACCTGGTACACCGTCAAATCATAAATATTCGTATAATTCAGGCTGTTATGGTTTGTCGCCAGCGCAGAGATGATGTTCCCCAACTCCAAATCAGGGTTACTCTTATACCCTTTTCGTTTCGATTTTTCATATTCAGCCTTTTTCTTTTGGAATCGTTCATAAAACTTGCGGGCAGCCTCATTTTTGAACTTCAAGTTTTCCTCCCGCTTCTGGTCTATGTACGCGGTTTGCAGGCAAATGTCGCAAATCTCTGCCCAGTTATCTCGCGTTATGGAACCATCAATCAGGATCTTATCGTCCACCTCGGTTTTATTCACCAGTACAGCATGGTGCGCTTCATCATATTCAAGTGGCGCATCAATAAAAAAGGCCAGTGCGGCAATCATCTCCGCCTGGCTTTCTTTGCTCATACTCAATAAATCAAAGGTGTTAATGGTGGCTTTTTCCTCCTCGTTCAAAGCTTCATACGGGTTCTCCTGCCCTGTTACTTTGGCAATGTCTTCAAACATCGCCTGTGGTGTCAGCAACAAGGTACTTAGCGCAAACTGATAGCTCATATAGCCGCGCTTGTTAATGTCGCTCAGTCGGGGAGAGTGTACTCTGCCCACGTTTTTCACCATAAAACCTTCGGGGTTCAGCAGTTCATAGTACGGTACTTTCACTTTGCGCCACCCATCTTGCGGTTGAACGCCATCACTTCGTATGTAATGCAGCGGCCGTAATAATTATTATTCGGCTTGTATACATCATTGTTCAGTAACCGTACCTTCCCAATTCCAAAATCTTCGCTGCCGTTCAGCAAACGGTCAACGTTCATGGCCAACACATCGGCCTTCGTCCCCAGCACGCCGGGGTGTCGGTAACTCTTCATTACCTTCTTATTGCAATAGGCAAAAATGTACAGGTACACTCTGTATGCCGTATCGCTCGGTGCCTTAGCCACCACGGTCTCCATGCACAGGTAGGTATCCGCCGTTTCATTGATCTCCGGCACATACTCAAACTCGTAAATATGTCCGGTGCTAATGCTCTTATCGCCCAGTAGCATCTCGTCCGTGTCAGTATCATCGTCCACGGGGCCAAGCAGCAGGTTAATAATGGTGTCGTCCTGTGCCAGCAGGGCGGCTACTTTGTGTTTGTATTCTCCCAGCTCACTCAGGTTCATACGTCCACCACCTTTACTGCAATGCTGTCTGTGCTCTTGCCGTCCGGCGCCACAACCGTCAGTTTCACGGTAGCTCCATTCAGCGCGGCATTATCCTCTGCGCATACCCGGCAGCTGTCCCCGGTTACCCGGTTCCACTGCACACTGTTGGCAAGGTATACCTTTGTTTCAAGTGTTTTATCATCAACGCTCAGGCTCCAGGTGCATCCCGGCAGCGGCTTGCCATCAATCGTGGCCTTAAAAATCTTGCCGCGCCCGCAAATGCGCACTTTGGGTTCGCCCGCGTATTTAATAATCACTTCGCCGTCCTCCGGTGCCTGCTTTACCTCCTGGTAATCGCATAGCATCTTTTCGGCGTTATCCTGTTCTTCCACATGCTGGTCCTGTTCAAGGTTCAAAACCAAAAATCCCGTCTGGGCGTCATTCCAGTCGTAGCGTTCTGTCATAGCGTCCACACAGGTCACACGGTAAGTTTTAGGCTTGCCGTTAATCTGCTCCATCATCAGGCGTTTCCCCACATCCAGCAAAGCCGATTCCTCATCATACGGTATTTTCACCTGGAATTCGCGGCTGGAAATGGTCATGTATACATCTTCGTTCAGGTTAGAAAAATACGGCTTGTCCACAACCGCCCACCGGGTAATAATTTCCCCGGTCTCATGGTTCTGCCACTGGATGCTCCGGTTACACAGCTCAATTTTGCCGCGCACGGTTATTTCATCGTCCGCATCGCGCTCTGTAATCAGCCAATGGCTTTTACTAAACAGCATAATTTTTCCAATCTCAAAGTTGTCGCCCGGCATGGTGCGTATAATCTTCTGGTTTGTCACCGTGCTGCTAATAATCATCATGTGGTGGGGTACCCCCTCAATCTCTACCTCTTTATAGGCAGGGGAGTCAGGCCCCATTCTCAGCGTATCCCGTTTGCTCTTTTCAATCATCCGGTCACGCCGCGTACTTCCGTGCCTGCCAAGCATAGCAGCATATGTCTCATAGTTCATACGCTACCACCTCACTCAGTCAAACTCGAAATTTCCCCATTGCGGAAAGAGTACAGGTTAATCTCCTTCATCTGCTGCCGCTCTGTCGTGGTCAGCAGGGTCGTCATCTTCTCCAGCAGGTTGGCTGGCGAAAACAACGTAAAATCCTTTGTGCTCAATCCGTTCTGCAATGCGTCTGTGTTATAAACATACTGGCGCACAAAATGCACAATCATGCCCAGTGCCAAAATATCCTTCTCGCGGTTCGTCAGCGTAATGTTGAACTCCAGCAGGTCATCTTCCCTGTCATTCAGGTCCTGTTTGCACACATCCTCAAAATCGCTGATCGCCATCTTCAAAAGATCCAGCTGCATTGCTTCTCTTGTCACCGCATCGTAGTCCAGGAACTCATAGTTGCGGACTTGGCCACGGTAACGCTCATAAACTTCCTCGTATCTTGTGCCCATTGGCCCGCACCATTCCTCTCATTATTCTTCGGTTCCGCCGATCGTCACAATCTCAACGCCGCTCTTGCGGGTTCTGGGTTTCTTGGGTGCCTCCAACGCAACGGATTCTTCCAAATCGCAATCCAGCACATCGTTCAATGCTTTAATCATGGCACGGCTGTCCAGCTGGTCTGCTTTCAGCATCTCCTTTGCGCGGATACGGATGCTGTCGCGCATCCCCTCGCTCATCTTGGGCACCTTCTCGCGGATCTCATCCGGGGTCCACTTAAATACCTCGTCAAAGTTCTCCGTGGTCAGCGCATTCTTGTAGTAACGTTCCACACCCAGCTTGCGCAATACATTGGCGTCCTCAATCAAAATCCAGTTATCACGGAAAAACCGCGGCTGGCTGCCACGCATTACAAGCAGCTCGGCGTAGTCC